TCGGTTGTGTCTTCGAGCGCCTCAAAGAATTGGCCCATATAATGCTGGACAAAAGATTCTTTGCGGTAGATGCCAGCTTCCCAGCGGGGGGTGCCGCGCAACTGTTTTGCGACATCGCGCAGGATTTCGACCTGCTTGGTCAAATCGATGTTCTTTGCGACGATTTCAGCCACCGCCTCTGCGGATGGTGGCTCTGCGACAGGCAGGCTAATCGTTGCGACATCGTCGTTATCAAAGATTAGGTCGAAAGACTTTTCGCCCTCGACCTGTTGAACAGACTTGATGCCATTTGCAGCGGTCGGCTCGACAGAAACAATTTCTGACAAGCGCGCTTCAATCTCGGTCTTTGTCGAGACGATGCTTTCCTCAAGGCCTTCTTTTGTTGCTTGTAAGCTCTTTGCGAGCTCCGCTGAAATTTCTTTTACAGATTCAACTTCGCCATCAATGTGGCGCGTGAGCTGCTCATTCTTTTCTTCGACATGCTTTCTTGTTGAAGAAATATCTTCCTGAATCTTGCCATGCAATTCATCACGAACGTCTTTAAGCGTTTTCGCGAGTTCGCCAGAGATACTCTTGATGATTTCGATATCTTCCACGGCGTATCTCCGTTAACCAGCTTGCATTGCTTTTTTGATTGCATCTCGCGCAATCAAAGCAACAACTTCTGCGGGCAAGTTCTTGTTTGGTGCGGGGTCTTGCGGCTGCGTATCATTAGCCGCGACAGGCTCGGGCTTTGGAGCAACCTTGCTTGCGATCGTAGCAGTATGGATTTCAGCCAAAAGATCAAGTCCGACCATCTGCTGCTGCATCGCAGGAACCTTACCAAAGCCACCTTCAACGGGCGGTAGGCCGATAGCAGCACGCGCGGCGTCAACTTCCATAATGCCACCCGTCACAAGCTCTTTCAGTCGGGAAGCCTCTGCCTGCGGGTCAAGTCGCAGCAAAGCATCAGGGTCAAACTCGACATGCTCATTTGAAGCAAATCCAAATGCGCGCTCAAGAGCCTGCTCCCAAAGCTCGATGTGAGCACCAAGGCTTAGAGAAATCCATTCGCGAATGAGGTTGCTTGAGTTGCTCGCCGTCTCATCGACACCAAGCAAGGACCGCGGCAGTCCGAAGGCCCGCGCGATGTCCTCAACCGTCATCGAGAAGGTGTCAATCAAGAGTTGGTCGCCTGGGGCTGGCCCCAACTGAATAGGCTTCAAACCGGACGACATGACAGGCACACCGCCAGACGCCATTTGTTTGGTCTGCTCATCCCAGGAAGCGCGCAGCTGGTTCATCTGCTCTTTGGAAAGAGATGAATCCGTTGCCAGCGCATAGCTTGGCGAAGAACGATTAGACAACCATGCAACCAGAAACTGCGACAGGGTCGAGTTGGTCGCCATGGCATATGCGCACCATTCCAGCGGGCTGCGGCCACGCAGCGGGTCGCGCTTACCGTCCGCATTGATGCGGATATGAAAAACGCTTCTGGCTGGGACCAGGAGTGCTGGGTCATGCGCACCAAAGCGCTGCGGCATAGACAGGGAATAATAAGCGTCACCCGTCGTTTCTTCGAGGTGGACAGCCCAATGCTGCGCCCAGACGATCGACACCACTTCAAAGCGGTTATTCTCGATAATCAGGCCAACGGCATTGCCTGTTTCAAGCAAGGCGCGCTCTCCCTCATAGAGCCATTCCGCGCGTGTTTGCCATGGGGTTGGCGAACGGGCCCAGCGGGTGAAAGCGGAGCTTTTGACTTCCACAATTCCATCTGGCCCCTTGTCCTGCAAATGGCGGAGAGGCATTGCCACCAGCGCATCGGCGTACTTTGCCTGTGCGGCTTGGCACGCTGCGATGGATTGTCGGCGAACGGGGTCAAGGCCTCGTTCAAAGCCATTCCCGAACGGGATGTCGAACAATCGGCCAGACCATGCCTGACCGACCATTGGTCCGCGATACGAGCCTTCACCCGAACCGAACCATGATTTCACCCGCTCGCGGAGGCCCATTATTTTTCGCCTTCGACATTTTTAGGAGCGCGTTTTTTGACGGGCGCCATATCCTCTGAATGGTCTGTGATTTCTTTCAGGTGCAGCGCGCCAACGCGCGGGTCCTGCACACGGCCTTCTTCAATCAGCTTTGCAGCAAGCGAGCTGTCGCACTCCACAAAACCAGTGACGCCATTGAGTTCTTTTACAGGGGCGAATGCCCAGACGAGTTCTTGCATGATGCACCCCAAAAGGAAGTTGCCCGCGAGAAATAATCTCGCGGGCTTTTTTGATTACCAAGCAACAGCCGACAGGTGCTGCACGGAACCTGCACGGGCAATCTGCCAGTCCATTTCGTACATCGCACGAAGAGCAACAGTAGCCGTCTGGTAGAGAGAACGGACAGGAGCAGCAACCGTTGCCGGTGTGCCTGCCGTACCAATCTGCAGCGGGGTCGTGTCTTCTTCGTGGAGGGTCGCTTCGAACGAACCACGGAAGCGCGGGCCCTGCATGGCGAAGTAAACTTCAGCCGCGTCAATCAGGAACACGTCCGAAGCCGTGATCGCTGTCGACGTGACAACCGGAATACCCAGAAGGGTACCGTTTGCCATTTCAGGGAACAGCGGCGTGCCAGCTGCAGTCAAAGCCAACTGCAAGCCCCAAGCGCGCGCAGGATTCATGATCCATGTCGGACGCTTGCCGAGGTTAGCAGCAGCCATCGCCTGCATACGACCACGGAGGTCAGCAACGATGTTTGCAGCAGTGTTACCAGCCGAAGCCGCAGTGTTGCCAGCTGCGATACCGTTGAGAATACCAGCGGGGGCAGTCGCCGAGCCAGCCGTGTTCGAGAAGAACAGGCCATCAACGAAAGCAGCGGTATCATCAATGATTGCACGCTCGAACAAAGGCTCGATCGCGACCGTTGAACGCTCAAGCATTTCTTCCGTCACCGTCAGGATTACGCCTGCGGATTTCGGGGTCAATGTGAGAGAGGACAGCGAGATTGCGCCAACGCGAATTGGGGCCCCCTCGGCACGGAACGCAGCAGCGGCATTAGGCGTCGCAGCCTGGCTACGCATCGGCACTTTCAGCGATTGATATCCGTCGAAAGTGAAACGATTGAGAGCAAGGCGCGGCACCACAACTTCGGCGTAGAGCTTATTCTGGAAGTCCAGAATGTTCTGCTCTGTCAAGTCGCCGAGATAAGCGGGGACGTTGGTCATTGCAGGATTCTGGGCTGCCTTCGTCACATGACGAATGAACATGCCAGCAGCTTCGTCGTTGCCATAACGGGTGTTGATGACATCGTCGATTGAAACGCCCTTAGCCTTCGATTCAAAAGCGCAGATAGCAGCTTTTACAAAGCCGTTAGCGCCCTTCATCTTGGGGTGCGACGTGACGACAGCGGGAGAGCTAACGGAAGTGCGGGCAAGCGACTTGGCGATTGCGGCTTCCGCGTTCTTCAGCGTGTCGAGTTCGTCAGAAAGCTTCTTGACGACGCGGGTTGCTTCTTCAACAGCAACGCCGTCATCTTCGCCTTCTGCCATTTTTGCGGTGAGTTCAACGAGGGTGTCGCGCGCGGCGACGAGTTCAGCCTGTTTGGCTGTGATGTTTTCAGGGAGAGCCATGGAATTGTTCCTTAGCGTGAAAGTGATGAGATGGATTGTTCAAGCGCGGCAGCCGCCCGCTTCTTGATTTCGGCCAATGCCTCGGCCTTGGCCATCTGGCCACCGATGTCATCTGCCGGAATTGGCTTTGCGTCAAAATGCTTGACGGCCAGAATATTGGCTTCGTGATTGCAGGGGATCGTGACGGCTGAAAGCTCATGCCACGACCAGGACGTAAAGCGGAAGCCATTCTTGATTTTTTCGGCCTCAAGCGGGCGGAACCCGATGGATAGGCCACGGACGAGGCCCGCCTTAATCTGCTTCCATGCGGTCTCGACGTAATCGAGGCCTGTGTCTTTGGGAATTTCAGCTTCGATTTCGATACCAGCTTTGGTGATTTTAGCCGAGACGACCTGCCCGATTGGCGAGGCGTGGTCGTGCTGGGAAAGAAGCGGCAGGGGCAGGGTGAATTTGGCGCCAGCGGGCTCGACGATATCCCCAGCGCGGTCGGTGGCGGGGGTCGAGGCGATACCAATGAGGCGGCGGGAGTCCTCGTGGATGCCCTTGATTTGAAGGGTTGACCAGGCCTTGGTCTGGGGCAGCTCATCGGTCATGGAATCGCCTATGCAATAGGTAGTATTGTTGTGCGATAGTGCCACTATATTTGCTGTCAAGTCAAATATTCATCAATTCTCAGCGCCGGGAAACCCCGCCCTTGAGGGCGGGGAGGAAAGGCGCTGCTCCTCTACATAGCGCTTGACCCTCTCAAGCGGAGCGCCACCGGCACTGGCGGCAAAGTAAGACGGCGACCAAAGGACGCCATTCCAATAGCGGCGAGCAATGTCTGGCCGCTCCTGACGAAGGAGCCTACTGGACGTGCCTTTGAAAGCATTTACCAAGACAGAAACCGATAGCTTCGGCGGATATTCCAACATCAAGTGAACGTGATCGCCTTCGCCGTCACAGGCCATAAATGTGCAATCCATCGTCTCGCAGATTTTCCTGAAATGCGATGCAAGCCACTCAATTGCGGCATCGTCGAGTATCTTCCGCCTGTATTTCGTGACGAAAACAAGGTGGCAGACTAACTTTGAAACAGAATGTCTTTCCCTTCTGTAATCGCTGTTTTTCACTTGAAACCTCCATGCAGACCAATTACTTCTGTCTGCATGATGCTCACGTTCAAATATCGCGTCAAGGATGCTTCCACCGGAAAGCACCTCAATCGCCATGCGTGGGCCGTTAATCAGGTCTGGAACTTTTGCGTTGCTACCCAGCGCGAAGCAGAGCGCCGCCGTATTGGAGACCGTTCGGTTCGTTGGCCGAGCGCATTTGACCTTATCAAACTGACCACTGGCGTTGCAGCCTCGCTCGGTCTGCACTCCGATACTGTTTCTGCTGTCTGCCGCCAGTTTGCCGCATCGCGCGACACGCATCGCAAATGCCCGCGCTTCCGTGCCAGCGGAGGGCCTAAGCGGGCACTTGGCTTTGTGCCGTTTATTCCTCGCGCCGTGAAAGTTGACGGAGCTGTTCTCACCTACCTGAAGCGCAAGTACTATTTCTGGAAGTCTCGGGAGGTCGGTGGCGTGATCCGCGCCGGTTCGTTCGTGCAAGACGCTCGCGGTCGTTGGTACATCACGCTTCAGTGTGAAGTTGCAGACGGTCTTCCGTCCGGTAATGGCAAGGTCGGTATTGACCTCGGCCTGAAGGATCTCGCTACCTGCAGCGACGGAACCAAGGTTCCCGCTCTCAGGCATTATCGCCGATACGAAGCCGCGCTGGCTGTTGCCCAGCGGGCTGGAAACAAGCGCCGCGTCAAGGCTATCCATGCCAAGATCGCCAACGCACGGCGGCACCACCTTCAC